GGGTGGGTGCAAGGGGTTTGTGCACAAAACCGCCAGAAAACGAAGGATACCGTAACTTAGTTAACTTATTTTACTTTACTAAACAACAGGAATAATCATTCGTATTGTAATGGTTTGATTTCTATATCTTTTATTATTATTAGTAAGAGATATTATAGTAGAGTAGTAACATACACCATTCCCTACATCCTAAAAACTAGAAAACCCCCAATTAAGGAGGTTTTAAAGAGTCTCTGGTGTAAGTTACTATTTTAACTAAGTTGCCCTGTAAGCCTTGCTGTGATTGGCTTCGTTACTTAGTAAATGGTAACTAAGTAACGGTATTTAAAGCCTTCGTAATTCCTAAAACCAGATCAACAACAACACCTTACTCTTTTTTCAGTAGGGAGCATAATATTTTGTGATGATTTTTTTATTGACCTTGTGAGTGGTTTCTTCAGACCTTACCAAGCCTTTCGACACCATCTTTAAAAGCAATTCTTCAAGCTGCTTTTTCGGAGTTCCGCGCATCCTGTTGGATAAAACCCCGAGCGTTTCGCCGTGGTCACTGTCAACCAGTGACAAAACCTTAGCCGCCAAGCCGTCAGACTCTTCCGGTTTTTCGCTCGAATAGGCCAGCTTGATCTTCCTGTCCACATCTTTCATGGCCAAAGCAAACGCCCACTTAACATGTTCAGTGGTTCGGATACCACCTGGCAGCGCTAGGATCAAAGACACTTTGGCTGCAAGCTCATAGCCGCGCCTGGGTATCGCCTCCAAACCTGTGTTGCCCTTGTGCTCGTCAGCAAGCGCGTGGAACGTCTCATATACTTGCTCTAAAAGATCCACCGCGTCCGGGTCTGTAGGCACAACGGTTTTTAATCCTGTAAAGCCAATGCGCCCGCCAGTGTCCAAAACATCAAACACGCCCGGCGCATAAAGGTTTCGTATGGAGTTTTCCAACGCCTCGCTCATGGCCTGCTTTTTGAACTTCTTTTTTCTCTTCGGGTTTGTTTCCAGGTCGTCAAAGATCATGGCCCGCGCCATAAAGCCGTTTGTGGCCTGTTCAAAGCTCATGGACTCGTTAAAGGTAACAGGTGTGGTGTAGCCCAAAATAGTCAAGTAGGGGCTATCTAAGCCGTCATCAATCTTATCTAGTGATTCCCTGTGCTGTTCGCGTAGCTCTTCCAGCTTGCCAAGCTTTATGTCATGGCTGCTGTCTTTAGGAAGGTCGTTTATTTTCTTTTCAACCTTGGCCAAGTCGCGCCCAATGGTTTCCCGGATCTCTTCTTTAAGGTCGCCAGTGATTGGCAGGTAGCCGTTAGCTTTTGAGTAAACAGACATGACCAGCCCAATAATGCCCTCAAGATAAGACGCGCCGCCGCGTTTGCTGGCGTTTTCCAGTTTTCTAAGCACAAGGCCAAGTTCGTCGACGCTGTAAAATGCGGCTTGGTGGCGGAGAAGGTTGCGCATAAGCTCTTGTTCAGACTTAAACCCGCCGTGAACTGCCCCTTGCGTAGACGCGGCCCGCATAATCTTTAGGTAAGCTTGCTGTACTGCCTCCTTACCCGTGCCTGAACCTGCCACACAGAACGCTATGATGTTAGCGCTCATGTCATCAAGCTCATCTATGAAACGCATTCCAGCAAGCCCAGAAACGGCACACAGGGCAGCGGCAACGGCCAAGTTTTCACGCGGATACAGGCATTGGCTGTTTATCCATGCGGTAAGTTCTCCGATGTATCCTGGCGGGCGCTTTAGGTCTATGCCCGTTGTGTCTAAGTCAGCGGGCAGTGGTTCGCCTTTGTACTCGAACGTCACATCTTCTGTATAGCCTCCGTCCCGTGCGTGATGCAGCAACGTGCCGTAACCAGCCGGGTTTAATGTTTTTCCGAAGCTGTGCCAGTGGCGTGCCAAAGGCTCATGGCCAGGGTAGTCTTCACCCGTAGCACTCCAATCGCTCCAAAGATCTAAACCTGCCCCGCCTGTGCAATGGTGGGTAGCCATGCCGATCTTTACCCATGTTTCGTAGTTGGTATTCGGTGAAATAAACGTGAGCAACAAAGCAATCTGAGCTTGGTCTACGTCAACTTCCCCTCCGTCTGCTGTAACCCTGTGAAACTTTGGCTTGCGTAGCAGCTCGATCAGCTCAGCAGGTGCCGGTTGCACATCTTGAGGAAAACCCTTAACCGTTTCATAGTCAGAGCCGCTTGCGTGGCTGGATCCTGAACCAACAACGAACCCTGAAGATTTTAGGTCAACGCCTGGGTAGGCGTCTAAATTCTGCGACAAAGATATGCTTTCTGTCATCATAAAATAATGATGCTGGCTTCCACCACCTGAGCCTGTATCGACGACAAACTTAGAGTCAGCGCATTCCGGGATGTTTTCACACAATTTCTTGAACGAATCGACGCCGCCGTTTCGTGCGTCTACGTCAATTACCAGGAAGCCGGCGCAAAGTACACCAAAGCCGGTATCGAAGTGGCCAAGCTGGTCGAAGGTGTCTATCTGCTCATCAGACCAATGCGGGACGCTTTGCCAGTTACTAATCACAGGATGCTTGAACAACGCCGTACACTTTTTATCTCCGCAATCGCACACGCCTTTAGTAACGCCGTTTAGCCCGAAGACTCGAAAGCCTCCCTCTATATAGTCGTGAATTTCATTTATCATTTTCAGGCTCCGCTTTCAGCTTTCCTCCACTCTTCACCTCAAGCTCATACTGGCGGGGCATAGGTGGAAACTTTCCCCACCGGTATATGACATGCGGCCAAACGTCTATCGCAGTCGCTAGACCTTTAATTCCACCAAAATATTTTTTAGCTTCTTCGGTTGTCATAATTTTTAATCCTAAGTGTTCGTATTCGGTGTTGACATAGTAACCGCAACGGATTAATCTAGCAACCGTAATAACGACAAACACCCAATGAGGCGAAACAAGATGAGCTATTTAGAGAAGGCAAAAAAAGCAGAACCGCAAGCGCCGGTTTTGACAATCGTAGGTTTCCCAGGCGTCGGCAAGTCTACCATTGCCGCACTGTTTCCGGCTCCTATTTTCATTCAGGCAGAGAACGCTTCGACTGTTTTCGAGACTTGGCCAGAGGATAAGCAGCCACAGTTTTTCCCGGCAATCCCCGCGCCTAATTTGAAGCGAAAAATACGCCCGAGCGAGGTTATTATTGACCAACTGCGAGAACTTATCACCGCAGAGCACTCTTTCAAAACCGTTGTGATTGACACGATAACATCCATGAACTCGCTTTTTGAAACCGAAGTAGTGGAGTTTGACCCGCAAGGTGCTGACAACATTGGCGAAGCCGCAGGCGGTTTTCATAAAGGTTTTTTGGTGGTAGCCGGGATGCATGTAAAGATCCGGCAAGCCTGCGAACACCTCCGGCGCAAAGGAATTACCGTTATTTTCTTGTCTCATACCGGTGTAGTGAAAATGAAGAACCGACCGGAAGCGGGGGAGTACACCGCATATAGCATGGATATGCCAGAAAAAGCTCGACAAGTCTACATAAGTTCAAGCGACGCCGTTTTGTACCTCAAGGCCCGCGAGTTTGTTATGGGCCATGAGCAAAACAAAAAAGGCCAAACCACAAAGTATGGGCGCGTTACCAATACCGGCGAGCGCGTTTTGATCACTAGCAGCGACGGCACTATTGGCTATGTTGATGCAAAAAACCGCTACAGCTTACCCGAAGAAATCGACGTAGAAAAAGAGCAAAACCCATTGCTGGCCTTAGTTCCATTTTTTAATGGCGGAAAATCCGCACCTGTAACCAATGAGGAAGTTTAATTATGTCATTCTGGAACCTTAACGACGGATCATCAGTAGAAAACGACGGCGCATTCGAAATGGGTGGCGGTAATATTGAGCCAATCCCAGGCAACACAGGGTGCATTGCGGCCATAGAAGAGGCGAAATGGGATGAATACAACGAAGACCGGTTTATTAGCCTGAAATGGCGCGTGATGAAGCCTGACGAATTTTCTAAGCGGGTGATCTTTCAAAAGGTAAAAGTGTTTGGCACCAGCCGCGACAAAGATCCTCAAGCAACCGCAGACAAAGCCAAGCGTATGCTGGCCGCAGTTGATCAGAACGCTGGCGGTAAGCTTATGAAAGTACAAGGTGAGCCAAGCGACACAGATCTTATGACCGCGCTGGTGGGCAAGGTTATGGCTATCAAGGTTCAGATCTGGGAGCTTGACAAAGACGACAACGGCCAAGTGATCCCAAAAGAAGACCGCAAGCGCGGTAACTGGATTAGTGCAGTTGCGCCGGCAAAAGGCGCGGCGGCAAAGATGAAGCCTGCAGCGCCGGCTCCGAAGCCTGATCCGGTAGCCGATGAAGTTGATACATTCGATGATAATATTCCCTTTTAGAAATAGCAGGGGCGCAGCGCGCCCCAACCCTACCCAATGAGGAAGAACAAAATGGAACAGCGATCCGAAGAATGGTTCAAGGCCCGCAAGGGAAAACTGACAGGCTCAAACATTGGCGCTGCTTTAGGCGTCAATCCATGGAAAACACCAGAAGACTTAATTCGCCACATGGTGCGGGAGTATCACGGCGCAGAGTCTGAGTTTACCGGAAACATAGCGACGGAACACGGCAAATTGCATGAGCCGCTTGCGACATTAGACTATATGTCTTTAAGCGGAAACATGGTTGATGATACCGGGTTTCACGCTCACCCACACCACGACTGGCTAGGCGCAAGCCCTGACGGGTTTGTTAATAATGACGGCGCTGTGGAGGTTAAATGTCCGTTTGGACAGCGCAACAAAAACCCGCCAGAGTTTAAGTTGTGTGCAGACCAGCCCCACTACTTTGCCCAGGTGCAAATGGAAATGGCGTGCTCAGAGCGCCAGTGGTGCGACTTTTACCAGTGGGCAAAACACGGCGATAGCTTAGAACGCATTGAGTATGACCCGAAATGGTTTTCTGACAACTTGCCGGTGCTGCTTGATTTTTATCACCGATACATTAACGAACTGGAAAACCCTGTACACCTTGAAGACAAGCACAAAGAAATCAACACAGTCACGGCGAAAAGCCTGTTAGATGAATACGACCAGTTGTGCGCAACGATTGACGATTCAACGGCACGCAAAAAAGAAGTTCTTTCTGAGATTGTGAAGATCAGCAAAGAAAGAAACTCTTTGGTGTGCGGTAGAAAGTTAACTTTGGTTGAGCGAAAAGGCTCTGTTGCTTATGCGAAGGTGGTCAAAGAGCACTTGAAGGGCTTAGACCTTGTGCCGTATACCGGAAAGCCTAGCGAGTATTGGAAGCT